ATCCGATCGAAAGACGGCTTCTGGCTCGCGATCCCGCTGCCCGCCGCCGGCAAGGGGCGGCGCGGGGCAAAGCTGACACCGGGCGAATGGGAACGGCGGAGGGGCCTGCGCCTGCGCTTCGTCTATCGCCGCCGGGGGCCGAGCCTGCTGGTTGCCGACGGCCGGCTGAACACCAAGGGCCTTGGTGTCGCCTCCCGCTCGAAAACCGGACGCGGCCGCGCCACCGTGCCGATCTTCCTGCTGGTCCCGCAGGTCAGGCTGCCGAAGCGGCTCGACCTCGACCGCGACGCCGAACGGGCGCTCGACAGCGTTCCGGGGCTGATCGTGGCAAACTGGGTGGAGACACGATTGTGAACGCGAGGGCCCCCTCAGCCCAGCGTGGCCCGGACATCCGCCATGGGAATGAACACACGGTGCGGGTTGTCGGGGTCGCCGAGCGGCCGAAAGCCAAGTTCCGCGTAAAACTTCCAGCGGCGCTCGAAATGATTGTCCTCAAGCACATCGAGAACGATGGCCGCCGCACCCATCTGGTCGGCGATCTCAAGGCAGCGTCGCATGGCGTCCACCAGCAGTGCGGTGCCAAGACCTTTGCCCTGCATGTCGGCGCGCACCGCGACGGCGCGAATGTAGATCACCGGAATATCCGGCACGCCGGCACGCTGCCATGTTTTCGGGCCAAGGCTGGCCCGAACCGCCATTGCGCCCAGCGTGTAAAAACCAAGCACGGCAGGATCCTCGTCCGCCGTCGCGATCCAGGCCTGCACCATGCCGGCCTTGATCTGACCCGAGAGCGAGGATTTCAGAAAGTTGTCGATGGGGCGAAAGCCGCAGGAAAAGGCGCTGCGATCGTGCAGCGCCTTGTCGAATTTCGCGATTGCGAGGGCGGGCAGCTCCGCCTGCCGATCAGCCGGCATCCTTCAGCCGGCCCTTCGAAGCCTTGGCAGCGCGGGCCAGACCCGGCACCACCTTGCCCGGGGCCTCGACAGCGGCCCGGAACGCCTCGAAGGCGTCGGTTGGCAAAATGGAAAGCGACAGGCGCTGTTCTACCTCTTGCGCACGCAGAAGGGCAGCCTGACGGATGAAGTCGGCCTCCTGCAATCCGGTGGCCGCGGCGGCGGCCCGGATCCGCTCCTCATCGGCGCGATGCAGCCGCAATTCCTTGCGCGCTTCCATCTTGCCGGGGGTCGGCGTGGCTTTCGGGGTGGCGAACATGGGTGATCTCCTTCGCGCTGTTATGTACGGTATTTCGCCGTACATGTCAAGAGAAGCGCCGGGGCGGAGCGCGATGCCCAAATCCCGACAATAGACATCGACGAACACCATGCCCACCCCTCGCGAAACCATCCTGCAGGCTCTGCTTGCGGTCCTGCAATCCGTGCCCGCGACCGTCCTGCGCGGAGAGGCGCTGCCCGAGCGCGTGCCGGCCGACGGCTTGCTGATCCTGCGCGACGGGGAGCCGGGGGAGCCGGAGGTGACGCTGTCGCCGCTTGCCTACCATTACGAGCACCGGGCCGAGATCGAGGCGGTGGTTCAAGGCGCCGACCGTGATGCGGCCTTTGACACGCTGTGTGTAAGCATCGGCACCGCCATCGCCGTCGACCGCACGCTGGGCGGGCTTTGCGACTGGGTCGAGGCGGAAGCGCCGCGGCCGGTCGATCTGCCGGTTGAGGGCGCGGCGAGCCTGAAGGCGGCGGTGATCCCGGTCGTCCTTCACTACACCACGGCCGATCCCTTGGCCTGACCGCAACAACCTTAGGAGATTACCATGGCACGCGCCCAAGGGGCGCGGTCGCAGCTCGCGGCCGCGTTCGAGACCACCTATGGCACGGCCCCGGCCACGGGCTTCATGCAGATGCCCTTCGCCAGCGCCTCGCTCGGGGCGGAGCAACCGCTGCTGGCCTCGGAGCTTCTCGGCTACGGCCGCGATCCGCTGGCGCCCTTGAAGGATGCGGTAACAGCCGAAGGCGACATTACCGTGCCGCTCGACGCCGAGGCCTTTGGTTTCTGGCTGAAGGCCGCGTTCGGCAATCCCACCACCACAGGGACGACGAACAAGACCCACACCTTCAAGTCGGGCTCGTGGTCGCTGCCCAGCATGGCGATCGAAGTCGCGATGCCGGAGATCCCGCGCTTTGCCATGTACACGGGCTGCGTGCTCGATCAGCTGAGCATTGCCATGCAGCGATCCGGCCTGCTGACGGCGGACGTGAAGCTGGTCGCGCAGGGGGAGAATGTCGCCACCGCAACGGCGGCTGGCACGCCCACGGGCTATGCGCTGCAACGCTTCGGCCACTTCAACGGCGCGATCAAGCGCAACGGCACCGCGCTTGGCAACATCGTCTCGGCCGATCTGACCTATGCCAACAATGTCGAGCGGATCGAGACCATCCGCAACGATGGCCGCATCGACGGGGCGGACCCGTCCATCGCCGCGCTCACCGGCAAGATCGACGTGCGCTTTGCCGACACGACGCTGATGGACCAGGCGCTGAATGGCAGTTCTGCGTCTTTGGAATTCTCCTGGGTGATCTCGGCCAATGTCAGCCTGACCATCACCGCACACGCGGTCTACCTGCCGCGCCCCCGAGTGGAAATCCAGGGACCGCAGGGCATCCAGGCCAGCTTCGACTGGCAGGCGGCCCATGATCCCGTGGCCGGGCAGATGTGCACAATCGTCCTCAAGAACCAAGTGGGGAATTACTGATGCTGACCCTTGATCTTTCCAACGAACCCCGCTGGCACGAGCTGGCCCCCGGCGTCCGGGTGCAGCTGCGCCCGCTGACCACCGCGCTGATGGTGGCGACGCGCAGCGATCCGGCCGTCGAGGCCGTCCCCGAAGAGGCTTCGGACGAGGAACGCGCGCTGGCGTTCGCGAAGGCGCTCGCACGGCGGGCCGTGCTTGCCTGGGAGGGTGTCGGAGATGCCGACGGCAATGCGATCGAGCCGAGCCCCGATGCCATAGATGCATTGCTCGACATCTGGCCGATCTTCGAGGCCTTCCAACTGGCTTATGTATCGAAGGGCCTCATGCTGGAGCAGGAAAAAAACGCCTTCGCGCTCTTGCCGAGTGGTCCTTCGGCGGGGGCGAGCGATACTGCGAGGGCTGCGAGCCCCGCGGCGCCTGCGAAGGCTGCCCGGCCAAGATAAATCAACCGAGAACCTTCGAGGGCTGGCAGGTCTGGGATCTGGTCGGCCGGCTCGGCGGTCAGTTGCGCGTGTTGCCCGGTGCGGTGATCGGCTGGGATCTGTCGGCGGCACTCGCGCTCGGCAACGCTCTCGGCGTGCCGCCCGCCGTAACGGCCGAACTTCTGCCGGTCGTCGAAGCGGTGATGGTCGCAAAGCTCAACGAACAGATGGAACACGCGCATGGCCGAGAAGAGAGTTAGCGTCCGCCTTGCCGCGGTTGGCGGCCGGCAGGTGCGCGCCGAATTGGAAAGCGTGGGCGAGGCCGGCGCCCGTGGCTTCGGGCGCCTCAGCCGCGAGATGGAGGCGGCCAATGCGCTCGGGCTGCTCAAGGATGTGGCGACCGAGGTCTGGACCCGCATCGGCGATGGCGCCTGGAGTATCGTTCTGCGCATGCGGGCCGTGGGCAATCGCCTAAAGGCCGCCTGGTTCGACACGCTCGCCACCATGCAGGACAGGTGGGCACGGTTTCTCAAGACCATTTCCGGCGCGCTGTTCAGGATCCCCGGCATGGACGGGCTCGCGATGGATATCGGGCTTGATGCGGCCTTTGCCGGTCAGGCCGTGGACCAGTTGCGCAAGACGGCAGACGAGTTTCGCTTCTATGCGGGCAACCTCGGGGATCAGGCGGATATCCTTGCAGGCAACATCACCCGGCCGCTCGAATCCATGACTGCCCTGCGCGCGGTGATGAAGGGCGCGGGTGAGGACGGCACCGAGGCGCTCGACCAAGCGGCTGAGGCGGCCGATCGGGTTACGGAAGCCCTCGACAGTGCCGGACAGGCGGGCCGGGCGGCGGGCGCTGCCAATGCCGACGGCGCGGAGCAGGCCGCAACGGGCTGGGCGGCGGTGACCGCGACGCTCGCCGATTACGCCAGCAAGGCCCGCGACATCGGCGCCGATATCGGCCAGAGCCTCGTGGGCGCCTTCCGAAGCGCCGAGGACGCGGTGGCGGAATTCGTGAAGTCCGGCAAGCTCGACTTCCGCGATCTCGTCACCTCGCTCATCGCCGATCTGGCGCGGCTGGCCGCCCGGCGGTTCATCCTCGGGCCGATGGCAAGCGCGCTCGGTGGCATTCTCGGCGGTGCCGGCGAGCTCCTTGCCGGGGTGTTTCACGCGGGTGGTGCGATCGGCGGCCCTGCACCCTCGCGCATGGTCCCTGCCATGGCCTTCGCTGGCGCGCCGCGCATGCATTCCGGAGGCTGGGCCGGCCTGCGCCCTGACGAGGTGCCCGCGATCCTGCAACGCGGCGAGCGGGTTCTCTCGCGCCGCGAGGCGCAGAGCTACGGCGCGGGCAGTGGCGTCACCATCAACATCAACACCCGCGACGCCGAGAGTTTCCGGCAATCGCGCACCCAGATCGCGGCGGACATTGCCCGGGCGGTGTCGCTGGGCAGACGGGGGCTTTGAGCCGTGGCGTTTCACGAAGTGCGGTTTCCGGACGACATCAGCCGGGGCGCCCGTGGTGGTCCCGAGCGGCGCACGCAGATCGTCGAGCTCGCCTCCGGCGACGAGGAGCGAAACGCCAGCTGGGCGAACAGCCGCCGGCGCTATGACGCCGCCTATGGCATCCGGCGGGCCGATGATCTCGCAGCGGTGGTGGCCTTCTTTGAAGCGCGGAACGGAAGGCTCTACGGATTCCGCTGGAAGGACTGGGCGGACTACAAGTCCTGCCTGCCGTCGGGGACGCCCGCCGCCACTGACCAGAGCATCGGGGCCGGGGACGGAGCCACGACCGATTTCCAGCTGGTGAAGGTCTATTCCTCCGGGTCACAGAGCTGGACCCGGACGATCACGAAGCCGGTCGACGGGACCGTGCTGGTGGCCATCGACGGTGCCGAGCAGACCACCGGCTGGTCGGTGGACACCACCACCGGGCTGATCACGTTCGCCACCGCTCCGGCATCGGGCGCTACCATCACCGCCGGCTTCGAATTCGACGTCCCGGTGCGCTTCGACACCGACACGCTCGACGTGACGCTCGACCTCGAACGCCTCGGCTCCATCACCTCCATCCCTCTTCTCGAGATCCGGCGATGAACGACAATTCCGGCTTCGTCGCGACGGTGCTGCGCGACCTCGCGGCATCGACGGCGGTGATCCTCGCCGCTTGGGGCGCGCTCGGCGGGGCCACCAACGCCCTGACCACGAAGATGCGCCTGCGCGACGCCCTGCGCCACATCCTGCTCGGCGGGCTGATCGCCGCCGGCATGGGGAGCCTGTCAATGGCCGTCATCACCAGCTGGCTGGGCCTGCCGCCGCAGGCGATCCCGGCCGGGGGCGCCGCCGGTTCGGCCGCCTATCTCGTCGGTGTCTTCGGCCCGGCGGTGATCGAGTTGGTGCTTGCCCGGCTGCGCGCGGCGCGGGAGGGCGGCGATGACTGAGCTCGTCCGTGTCCTGCGCAGCCTGCGGCGCCTGACCGACAACCCGCGCGAGGCCTTCGTTCACCGCTTGGCGGTGGGCCTCGCCATCGCCGCGCTGATCCTGATCCTTTCCTTACTCGGATAGTCCCCCATGCAGATGACAGACCGGGGCCTGCTGGCCCTTGCCCGGCACGAGGGTATCGTGCCCGGGCCATACCGCGATTCCACCGGCGCCTGGACCTTCGGCATCGGCCACACCGCCGCGGCCGGGCCGCCCGATCCGGCTACCATGCCGCGCGGCATGGCGAAGGATCTGGATGCGACCATTCGCAAGGCATTCCACCTCTTCCGCACCGATCTGGCCCGCTACGAAACCGACGTCCTTCGCGCCGTCACGGTTCTGCTCAAGCCCCACGAGTTCGATGAGCTGGTC